CGCAAAATTGTCTAACGCAGACTTGTTTAACGCAAAATTGTTTAACGCAAAATTGTCTAACGCAGACTTGTCTAACGCAAAATTGTCTAACGCAGACTTGTTTAACGCAAAATTGTCTAACGCAGACTTGTCTAACGCAGACTTGTCTTACGCAAAAACCGACAAGAGATACATTCAAATTGCTTGTATCGGTTCACGCAAAGGCATGACAACGTATTGCTTTGAAGATGATAAGATTTGGTGTGGGTGTTATCAAGGAACTCTTAAAGAGTTTGAGGCAAGAGTAAGGGAAACTCACAAGGGCAATAAGCAGTATCTTGCCGAGTATCTGGGCTGGATAAAGTATGTGAAATCAATTGCGAAGTTTACGAATAAATAGCCCTTGTAGTGGTGGGTCGCCCAGGCTACTTAATGCGATAACAAGCCTCTTAAGCGGGTTGTCTGAGACAATAGGTAGCAGTTCTGTGTTTAGTGGTAGGTAGTATAACACAAGGACATTAAGCCCACACCACGCAGGGGATAAAGGGGATAAAGGGGATAAAGGGGAGGGAGTATGAAAATAAATATACCAGTAATACAATGTGATTTTTGTAGCAACAAGAACACGGAAGGTAGGATTGATACTTGCGATAGTTGCAAGAAAGATGTTTGCCGTAGTTGTAGTTATGAAATAACCATAAGCAATAAAAATGGAACATTACAGCAAGTGCCAATATACACTCCATCACGTTTAACATTCTGTCCCAATTGTGCAATAGAATTAAAAAGAAAAAGCGAAGGGGAGGGAGTATGAGAAACATAGGCGATAAGGTGTTTATAGCAAAAACAAATTATTATCAGGAAAGCATTGTTTGCTTGGATTGTTTCGGAAAGAAATATGTAACAGTAATTATGGGCGATGACAGCAAGGTAACAATTCCTTGTCAAGGTTGTGCCAGCGGATATGAAGAGCCGACAGGTTACATGAAACACTACCAGTATAGCGAAAGTGTCGAGGAGTTGACCATAACTGGATTGGAAATAAAATCCAATGGTAAAATAGAATACAGGGTCGCTCATTATATTTACGAAGAAGAAAATGTTTTTGATACAAAAGAACAGGCAGAAAAGAAAGCAGTTGAATTAGCGGAGCAAAGGAATATAGGAGAACAAGAAAGCATTAAAAATAAACAAAAGGTTCATAAAAACTGGAGTTGGAATGCCTCTTATTGGAGAGGAGAAATAAGGGATGCAGAAAGGAGAATTAAACATGCAACCGAAAGATTGAACTGGGCTAAAACAAAAATGGGGCAAAGGGAGGGTAAGTAAATGAGGGAGATATGTAAATATTGTCAAAGGGCGTGGTCTGCTGAGGCTAATGGCTTACCCTGTGAATGTGAGACTTATTGTAAAGATAAATATTATGCGGGAAAAATGGAGGTTGACAATGGAAAATAAAGAGTATGAGAAGGCGAAGAAAGTAGTGTTTGACGATTTTCTGGGGGGCGTATATGTTCTCGGTGAATTGCTTGCAGAAAGAGAGAAACTTGCCCTTAAGAGAGGCGAAGATATAGGTGTGGAGAAGGGTAGGGGTGAGGTGGTTGAAATATTTAAACAATGCGAAAAATCAATAAAATCGATTGATGGTCACAATTATCTTGATGCAAAACTGGATGTTTTTATGCAGGTGTATTGACTGGTATTCTGGTTCTATTTGCTTGGGCTTGGCTCCAAGTTTTCGTGTTCGATAATGGTAGTAAATATAAATGTCCTAAATGTGGGGAGATAATAAAAACAAAAGATTTTAATAAAAAGATTGAGTATTATGAATTAAACAAAAAGGAGAAATAATGAAAAAAGAAACAATAACTCAGATACAAAAAAATACTACACTTAGAATAGAACTTGAAAATGGAATAGCCCCAGAGGATTTAAAGAAGTTTGGAGAAACAAAGGGTAGGTTGATGTGGGATATTTGTAATTGTGATAGAAAATGTTGTAGGGACAAGGAAGCCTTTATTGATTTACTTTCTGCAACTGCTGATGAAATTATAGAGAGGTTTAAACAATGAAACAGGATTTATTTAACCTTATAATAAGCCTTATACTTGGGGTTATGGGGTTGTTGGTGATAGCGCATATAATATGGGGAAAATAACAGGAGGTTTACATGAACCCGATAATAGAACAAAAAGCACATGAATTGCACAGGTTGATAGATCAAGAGAATCAGTTGCAGGAACAGTTAAAATCAATAAGCGAAAATATTGATATGCTAAACGAAGAGTTCGTGAAATATATGAAAGAAAATGGTATAATCAAATCTCACATTGAGGGTGTAGGAAGTATAACCTTCAAGAGTAATTTATGGACAAATATACTGAAATCAGACCGGGAAATAGTATTTGAATATTTCCGGGGAATAGGAGAAGGGGGATTAATTAAGAAACGTGATGATTATATTCATCATAAAACACTTACCGCTTACATTCAAAATCTAATCAACGAAGGAAAACAAACACCTGATAAGATAGACTATGGTTTCAAGGAATTTGTTGAAATTGACGGTATGAAGAGAAAACCCAGGAAAAAGAAGGTTGAAGATGAAGGAGGTGATGACTAAATGTCAACCGAAAAAGAAGTATACGATCTAAAACAAACGATAAGAAAGCAGCAGGTTGAGATTGACCAGTACAAGGCATTAGTTGATAAGGTGCAGAAATTACTCAAAGAGTTGGTAGAAGGTTAAAGGAGGAACAAATGGCAAAGGATAAAGAAAATAAGTTGACGATAACGGGTATTGAGGACAAGGCGCTTGCAGAACTTCCTGATTTTATAAAAGAAGATGCAGGTAAGGGAGGACTTGAGACAGGTGCTGAAATGGTATTCGGCTTTGCTAAGCTGCTGGATGCTAAAAGCCCGGAGGTTGAAGCAGTTGATTCTAAGTTTAAATCAGGGGAGATAATCAATAGCCTCTCAGTAGCATCATATGGCCGGGAACTTACATTTATTCCCCTGGTAGACCAGAAACAGGCAATAAGATGGGTTCCAAGGTCAGAAGGCGGTGGAGGTATGGATTGTGTCAGCCAAGACCTTATGAACGGTAATAAGCATGGAGAATGCATCAAGTGTGAATTTAATTACGATTTGTGGAAGGACCCGTCAATAACCAAAGATAACAAGAAGGGGTTATGTTCCACATACCTGAACTTCCCTTCACTTATTAATGGAGAAGATATGCCTACTATCCTGGCATTCTGGAAGACTAAATATAAGGTAGGACAGAGAATCAAAGCACTTTACGTCAATAAGTGTGCTTCACTTAATAAAACTGTACCTATCTATGCAATGAAATTTAAACTCATCAGCATACAAGATAAAGCTGGCGCTGATACATTTTGGAACTATGACGTATCGTTCGCAGGTTTTGTAACTGATGCCGCCGAATATACCAAGGCTAAGAAATGGGCGGAGATGATCAAGAATATAAACATTAAGACTGAGAAAACACCGTTCTAGGTTAATGATAAATCAAGTGGGGTGAGTAGCGGTGATTGATGTCCCCCTGTCACCCGCCCCCACTTTAATAAAGGGGATACATGGAATTCATAAATCCAACAATCTACTACCAATCTCGTGGATTCACACTTAATAGAAAGAACGTCAAATGTCCATTCCATGACGATAATAATGCGTCCATGTCTATATCTCCCGACACTGGCCTTTGGTTTTGCCATGGTTGCCATGAAGGTGGTAATATAGTTCAATTTGAAGCTAAGAAGACCGGGACCGATACCAAAACAGCATACGCCGTGCTATGCAAAGAATTTAATATAAATCAAAATGATTACGTAGATACCAATTTAGTAGAAAAATATCATACAGCGCTTATTAATAATCAGAAAGCAATTGAGAAATTAGAACAGAATAGAGGCATTAAGTTAGATATAATCAAGAAATATCGCATAGGACTAGACGAGGAACTTGGCCGCCTTACTATACCTATATTCCGAGGTGGATTCTGTATAAATATTCGCAAGTATAAATCAGGTGGTGGAGAGAATAAGGTTATCGGTATAGCAGGTCATAATGAAATGGCAATATTCCCATTTGATAATCTCCGAGATGATACAGTCTACATTATGGAAGGTGAAATGGATTGTCTGCTTGCTAATCAACTTGGACTAAATGCTATAACGGTTACATCCGGGGCAGGATCTTGGCGCTCCGAATGGAATGATTATTTTACAGGCAAGGATGTAATAGTCTGTTATGATATAGACGAAGCGGGTAAGCGTGGTGCAGAGAAAATTATCAACTACCTCAAACCTGTAGCCAAATCAATCAAGAATATAGACCTTCCCATTACAACCCCTCCAAATGGTGATTTCACAGATTATATAATGACCCATGAATTTACTATTGAAGATTTCAGTATAATAGTAAGCAACACCAAGGAAGCAACTATTGAGAAGGAACCGGAAGTACATGCAAATCCTGTCAGTTTAACCGATAGCAGTAATTCAATTTACTATGGTAAATATCTTGAAACTCAGGTGATGATAGCCGGTAAAGCAGAAGAACCGTATAATATACCCAAAGAATTTAAAATTAAGTGTAATCCGCGTAATTCCAAAAAGTGTCAATTCTGCTCATTGAGGGATATGACCGAAAGAACATTTGTAATTAAGAATACATCTGAAGATGTGCTTAAATTAATAAATATCAATGATTTCCAATTAATAGGCGCACTCCGCAAGATAGCCAATATCGCTTGTGAATTTAACACAATAGAAATTATTAATAAGCAATCAGTTGAGGAGATAATAGCTATACCAGAGATAACATACTCTAAGGATATAGATATAGAGTATATCAAGAGACGGTTGTATTATAGCGGTCATGGATTAAAGATGAATAAGCAGTATATGATCAAGGGTTATAATTTCACACATCCTAGAGACCAAAAGGCTACATTGTTGATTGATAGTGCGAAGGCTACACAGGGTACTTTAGATCCTACATTGATAACTGCTGAGATGAAAAATGAACTCAAGATATTCCAATGTGAGAATAAGGATATAGAGGCAAAGTTGAAAGATATATACGATGACTTCTCGTATAATGTTACTCACATATTCTATCGTAACGATATTCTTATGGCTATGGATATTTGCTATCATTCAGTTCTTAGTTTTGACTTCTGTAATATTTACCAATCCAAGGGAAGGTCAGATGTTCTTATAGTTGGTGATACTCAATGCGGTAAATCTAAGAGCATAGAAGGATTAAATGCTCATTATAAAGCCGGGGAGATTATAAGCGGCGAGAGTTTGACCTATGCCGGACTTGTCGGCGGAGCGCAGCAGGTAGGCAATGGATGGGTGGTTACTTGGGGTAAATTACCACTCAATAATAAGATGTTGGTGTGTATAGACGAATTGAGTGATATGGATGAGGAAATAATAGGACTATTATCAGGTGTAAGGACAACAGGTATAGCCTCTATCAATAAGATCGTAGGTGCTAAAACACAAGCTAATACCAGGTTTCTATGCTGTTCTAATCCAAGAGGTAAGGGTAGGAAACTGGCTACATATAGCAAGGGCGTGCTTGCCATTAAGGAATTAATAGGCAAGGTAGAAGATATTAGCCGATTTGATTTAGCTATTATTGTAGCTGATAGCGAAGTTGACCAGAAGGAAATAGACAAGAATTATACTAAGACAATACCACACAAATACAAAAGCCATTTATGTCATAACCTTATATTATGGGCTTGGACTCGCAAGAAAGATGATATTGTATTTATGCCGGGAACTGAGAAGCATATACTTGAATTAGCGTATAAATTAACTGAAACCTATCATAGTGATATTCCACTGGTAACACCCTCCGTACAACGTATAAAGCTCGCTAGGATGGCTGTAGCGCTTGCCGTAAGGCTATTTAGTACAGATGAAGAGGGTGAGAAGGTTATGGTCTATCCTGAGCATGCTGAATACATATTCAACTACTTGAATCGTATGTATAGTAGTCCGGCAATGGGATATGACTTACATTCAGAATATAAGACCAAATCAGTGAAGTTTATAACGGCAAATAATCAGAAATTAATAGACGAATTCCGCTCAATGCCGAATTGGAAGAGATTAAAGGATTTATTATTAGAATATGAGTTGATCAAGAAGAATGAAGTGGAATTACAGATGCATTATAACGATGTACAGACTAAGGATTTCTTTGGATGGGCTAGTAATAACCGACTTATGTTTAGTGTCCATACAGGATATGCCAAGCATCCTCTGTTCATCCAGATGCTGAAAGAGATAGAGAACATACCGGAAGAAGATCCTGTTAATTTGGCAATAGATGTGTTCGGAGGGAAAGAGGTATGAAAATTAAACTAGTCTCCGTTGAATCCGGTATATCGGCAATCGGATTTCGTAAGATAGCAGCCATTGCTAAAGCAAGTGAGCATGATGTAGAGGTATTATTTGTTCCTACAGACAATAAGTATAAGACACTCTCCTATATGTTCCCTGATAATAATGCCCGTTTAACTTATAAAGATATAGATATTATAGGAGATTATTTAGCACAAGCAGATGTAGTTATGTTCAGTAGTATGACAATATCTAAACAATATGTACACGATATTATTAATAGAATTAAATATAATAATATAAATATTAAAACAGTATGGGGAGGAGCGCATCCAACCCTTTATCCAGAGGAGGCTAGTAAATATGCGGACATTATTTGCCGTGGGGAAGGGGAAGAATGGACAAGTGCGTACTTGGGTGTCTCCAATATTCAAAGACATTCATATCAAGGCTACGACTGCAAAATATATGATTTTAGAACCAAGTTATTTAGAGTTCTCACACCTATTGACTACGCCATTTATAATGGAACGCTCTTCAGAACCCTCTGGACTACCGGCTGTCCATTCAGTTGCTCTTACTGTGCCAATGACGCGCTCATTAGTCTTGATCCCGGATATAAAAAACTCAAGTATCAATCGGTAGACTGGATAATAGAAGAAATAGAGTTAGCATTAAAACAATATCCTTTCGTTACAACCATAGCATTTGATGATGATAATTTCATATCTCTACCCCTTGATGTTATTATACAATTTTGCGTTGAATGGAAAAAACGTATTAACCTGCCATTTGTTATCTATGGTATGCATCCGAACACTGTTGATAAACAGAAAGTTGAACGATTGGCGCAGGCAGGCATGAATCGTTGTAGAATGGGTATACAATCAGGTTCAAAAAATATGTTGAATATGTATAACAGAACAACGACCGTAGGAAGGATAAGAGAATCAGCTGATATTTTGATAAATATTGGACGAGAGTATAATATGGTCCCGCCTGCATTTGATATTATAACTGATAATCCATTACAAGGTATTGTGGATTACGGTAAGACAGAGAAACTACTATATGATTTAGATAGACCATATACAATAACCTTATTCTCTTTACGTTCGTTTCCCGGTACTAAGTTATATGAGAAATTACCTAATTTACCGACAACTCCATATACGCAAACTCAACCTACAATGCAGAATATAATATTATATTTATTAACTATAGTTAAACCGCCTAGGTGGTTATTTGATTTAATGTTAAAACGATACTATGTAAAATACCCTAAACTACATTGGATAGTTAAACATATTTATCACATTAAACGTGGTTTAGATCATATTACTCATGGTGATTGGAGTAGAATAGGCGGGAAATGGGGGTACTGGATATGGAAATTGAAGAATGTCAAGAAAGGTATCAAGATAAACTAAGTATGATATTTGTAGGTGGACTTAGCCCATTAGCTATGAAGGGTCATCCTTATAGGTGCAAAAGGGATGAGGAACTATGTCATGGCAAATGTCGATTTGACAATATAGATATTCGTAAGAAAGTAATAAAAAAGCTTCTCACGATGCACTACAAGGCACATTCGGGTCATATAGGTAGCTCTCTATCCTGTGTGGATATACTCATCAACCTGTTCTTTAATGTCATGAAAGACGAAGACATCTTTGTCTTATCACCGGGACACAAGGCATCAGCACTATACGCGGTCCTATGGGCCAAGGGGGTAATATTAGATGAAGAAATTGAAACGTACTACAAGGACGGAACGAGACTTACTGCGCACCCTCCGTGTAACAAGCAAATTTGTAACATCATATTTGGTACCGGATCTCTCGGACATGGGTTATCTATCTCTATTGGAATTGCGTCGGTTACAAAAGGACAAGTGTACTGCCTCCTTAGTGAAGGCGATTGCCAAGAAGGACAAACTCACGAAGCGGCGCTGTTTATCAAACAACACAAGATAAAGAACCTGCATATAATAGTCGACAAGAACCAGTTGCAGGGGTTGGGAGATGTAAACGATATTCTTAACGTGGATGACTTCATATCCTCACTTCCCAACTGCACGGTAGTGCATACAGTTAAGGGAGACGGTGTGTCATTTATGGAACACGACTATAGATGGCATTATCTACCGATGAATAAGGAACAATATGAGATAGCTATGGGGGAGGTGGACATATGAGCATGTTACCCAACTGCAAGAAGTGTGGTGGTCAGATACCCATTATTAGGGATGGGGTTATGTTTACCACATGGACCAACAATATCCCGGTAACACTTTGTAAGTGTCAAGGTTGGGAATTTAAGAAGTATACAACCAAGGAGTTGTTGTATGAGATTTGGAGGAGGATGAAAAATGCGTAAATTCCTATGTTGGTTAGGTATACACGGGTGGAAAACAACCACTGTCTGGAAAACTACAAGTATAGATATGAGTTTTTACCTAGAACAACAGTGCAGATATTGCCACAAGAAAAGGTTTAATAGCGTTAAACGAAATTTATATGATTCAGAGAGAAAAGAAATGAGTATTATTAAGAGGGGGCGTAGATGAGAAAAGAATTCTTCAGCACTATAGAGAAGTTAGCTATCGCAGACGACAAGATTCGGTTCCTTACAGGTGACGTAGGTTTTATGGCTTGTGAGTCTCTACAGAAGGCTATCGGAGATAGATTCATAAACTGTGGGGTAGCAGAGGCTAATATGATGTCTATGGCTGCCGGGATGGCATCACAGGGGCTTAAGCCGGTGGTATATAGCATAGCGCCGTTCGTTACAGCCAGATGCCTAGAGCAGATTAAGGTAGATGTCTGTCTGCATAATATGAATGTTAAGATCGTGGGTAACGGCGGAGGCTATGGCTACGGCATAATGGGTGCTACCCATCACTCGATTGAAGACATAGCGATAATGTCCTGTCTTCAGAATATGAAGTGTTATGTGCCGTGTAACAATAACGATGTTAGTTTTGTTACAAATTGGATGATGTACCAGTCAGAACCAGCATACTTAAGGTTGGGATATGGTGAAGATACGTGTATGTGGCGAGAGTATTATCCCATACGGAAATTAAGTGCAGGTAATAAGGCCACAATAATAGGAATTGGTCCGGTAGTTCTCAACGCCATAGGCTTAGGCGCAGATGTGTTTGCCATCAACGAAGTTCCATTTACATTAGACAATGAAGTGATAGCTAGTATCGCAAGAACAGAGAAATTGATCGTCATAGAAGAACACGTTAAACGTGGAGGCATAGGGGAGATGATAGCGCATGAGTTGATGATGTTGGCGAATGCTAAGGATAATATAGTGTTCAAACATCTGTATGCCAAGGGCTATCAGAACGGTCTCTATGGCTCACAGGCATATCATCAGAAGGAGAATAGATTGGATAAGAAAAGCATTGAGGAGGCGGTTAATGGGATATAAGAAAGGAGATAAAGTAATCCATTGTGGTGAGGTAAGAACAGTTCAGTCGTATCCATATACCATGACTGGCGGTGAACCTGGTATCACTTTGGAACCAAAACCGGGAGATACTGGACTTGGTTCAGGTGTATGTCTTACTTCTGTTATCCCAATTAAAGATATAAAAATGGCAATTTGTCCTGAATATGTTTGGCAACGAGATATAGCCATGCAACTCAAAGGCCCTATCCTAATAGTCGGAGTATCAGGATTCATAGGTGCTTCCTTATATAAACATCTTAAACGGTTCAGAGAGGATATCTACGGCTGTTCACGTCAGCCTTACAGTTGGCGCAACCAAGAAGAAAGCAATTTACTGTTCGCCGATATAACCAACTATGAACAGATGAAACATATGCTTAACTTCTTAAAACCTGCCACCATATTCAACCTTACAACCTACGGCGGTACATCTATACAGACAGATAGCACCCAGATATATAATATCAACTATATGGGAACAAACAACCTACTCAGAATACTTAAGGAAATTGGTTATGATGCGTTTGTTCAAGCCGGTAGTCAGTCGGAGTATGGTATTAACTGCTCAGGTCCTAGGGAAACAGATACCTTAGTACCAAATTCCGATTATGCTTGTGCCAAGATAGGAGTAAGTTATTTGATTAAGTATTACGGTCAAGTCCTTAACTTCCCTGTTGTAGACCTTAGACTATATTCGATCTATGGACCATTGGAAGATAAAGAACGGTTGATACCTAAGGTTATAGAATATGGTAAAAGAGGATGCTATCCTCATTTTGTAGATAAAGATATATCAAGAGATTTTGTCTATATAGACGATTGCATAGAGGCCCTTATTTTGGCGGCAGTAAAGGTAGATAGTGTCAAGGGGTGGGTGATAAATATAGCAAGTGGAGTTCAGACTAATATGGAAGAGGTGGCAAAAATATCTAATAAGATATTTAACTGTACCGGGCATTTAAGTTTCGGTTCTATGGAGAAAAGGCAATGGGATTTAAGTGCATGGTATGGTAATCCAAGAATAGCAGAAGAAAAATTAGGTTGGAAGGCTAAGACTACATTGGAGGAAGGCATGAGGAGGATGATATGCGAACAAGAATAATATGTCATAACCAATGGGTAGATAGAACAAATTATTGGTTTGAAATATTTGATGGCAGACTATGGACAAGTTTTCATTCTAAAGATGGTAAACAAAAAGAACATTGGGCTATGGAAATTGATAGGAGGGATATTATCAAAATAATTTGGGCGTTAATTAAAGAATTCTTTAGTAATAGAGTAAAAACAAATACAAATAGTTGGAGGTAATGATATGAATATAATAGAAAAATTATGTAAATTGTATTTAGAAAGAAAAAGCAAGTATAATGAAAAAAATCATCCATTTGTATCTCTAAACGGGTTTAAAGTTATAAGTGAATACGAATATGAAGATTATCTATATCTTAGAAGTATAGATAAAAGACCTATATTTGGTTCAAATATAGGCAGGTATTATGGTGTCAAATTTATTGAATCTAAAAAAGGAGGAGAAAATGCGAGTAAAAGAACTAATTAAATTACTTAGGAAGTGCGATAAACGAATCTTGGTATCTGTTAATGAACAATATGATTTTAAAATAATAAAAACAATTGGTGTAACACTCGATGGTCTTCAAGAGGAAGTTGAAATACTGCTTCCAAACTATACCCCCCTTGAAAATCATCATAGTGCGGAGGTAACATGCGAATAACTGTACTCTGTCCATCAGATGATGTTACTTGGGAGATGATGCAATTAACGGCTCCTAATAGATTGGAATATTGCATGAAAAATAGGTATCAACTAGTGCTACCTAGATACTTCAGTTTTAAACAATATGTTATGGAGAAAGAGATACAGATAATAGACCAGTTGAAATATTGCGATTGGCTATTATTTATGGGTGTAGACACATGCTTCAGCAATATGAATATTCAAATAGAATCTCTTATCACTAAATATGGTGATGATAAATTTATGATTATAGGTAAAGATGTAAATGGTATAAACAATGACGTTATACTGATTAGATCGTGTGGAGAGGCAGTACAATTTATCGGTTCTGTAATTGGACTTGCTAAGAGTTTCGATAATAACAAACATGATATATTCGCTAATGACCAGCATGTTATGCAGAATCTCATAGGTCAGGACCCTAGAGGTGTGGCAGTTATACATCAAAAAGAAATCAATGCCATGCCGTATTGGTTATATCCTTATGAGGATGATAAAGGAGGTAAATGGGAAGAGGGAGATTTCATATTCCATGCGCCGGGACTTCCATATGAAAAAAGAATGGAAGTATTGAAAGAGATATTGGGGAGGGTGAGAAGATGAATTATGACGATAAATTCTGGTCCGAGAGTTATCCAAATAAATTATTACTACCTTTTCCGTTAAAACGTAGAACATTATGGGGTAGAATCAGATATATGATTACCCATTTTAATATTATTGTTAAATTTCCATGGCAATTAATATGGTTTATGTTAAGAGGTGGTAAATGATACGCAGTAAACCACCAACTCCTGAATGGAACAATAATTATGATGCAATATTCAATCGCAAGTGTTCTCATGGTCATATATTAAAGAGAGATGAGACTACTAAGGCGTATTACTGTGAAATATGTATTAAAGAAATTAGTGATAGTATGGTGAGACAGAAAAAGGAGGAAGTATGACGAAGGAACAGGCACAGAGGATATTCTCATATAATGATAAGAAGTATAATATGGAGGATAAACCCAAGGACATGCAGGATTTATACGATGATGTTGTAAGTATAGAGAAGCTGGCTGATGAGATAAAAAAACATCTTGACCAAGTATTAAAGGAGCAACAAAGGATAATCGGTAAACATGAGTATGTGTGTGATAAACTGGGAAAGAGGTGTATAGAGATGGAAGAGATAAAGACAACTAAACCAGTTGTAAAGGAGTTTAAATGAAAGAATCTAGTATAAGAAAAGAAATAAGAGATTGGCTTGAATCTATAGGTATATTCTGTTGGCCCAATATGACAACAGGTATACCTGATAACAAGGGTGGATTTTGGAAGCATCCTTGTCCCGGAATAGCAGATATAGGAGGAGTATTACCGGGAGGCAGGATACTGGCTATAGAGGTCAAGGTTCCGGGTAATAAAACAGATCCTGATAGATTAGCAAAACAAACTAAATACCTATGCAGGATTAATGCAAGTGGAGGGCTAGGGTTTTTTGCCTTATCTCTATTTGAAGTTCAATATAAGATAAACGAAATATGGGATAAACTTGAACCTGAAAAGATAGAACGTGCTAGAAAGTGGTTTATAGAGACTAAGGTTATTATGGATGCTATGAATTTATCTAAAAAACAAACACAGACTTCCCGGCAGACAAGAAATACTCAGGTTTCAAGAAGAAATAGCCTGCCAAGATTTTAAATTCTCTATTAGCAAATGTTACACCTAATCCTATATTAACATTTGTCAAATCAGACTTAATTAATCCGTCTATATAGATAGCGTTAAAGTTATATTTAATTACCTCTTTGTCTTTATATACATATTCAGTTATAGCCTTAGTTGCCGTATCAGAAGCAGTTTTTATAGATAAATTACTGCCTGAAACCGCTACAGAGCCGTTAGGAAGAGTTGTAGCACTAGTTGCTCCGGTTATAACCGCGTTAGAATGAGTTGTAGACGTTGTTACACCTGTTCCTTGCCCAGAGATAGTATGATTATCGGATATCGGTTTTGGTTTACTAAATGTAGTATATCCCAGAATAATACAGAGGACAGATAGACCAAATATTACCTTCATCTTGACATCCCAGAATATAACCTTTTTTTTAGCCATTTTATTTATCTCTCCTTTCTAAATAATTCACCCAAAGAATAAGACTGACAACCAGGGCAAGAAGAACTATCAAAGTGAATAATGTCGTATTCAAATTGCCTCCTAAGCATTGGGCCATAATTTATCTGTATTAGTATACCCCGGAAAGTATCGGTCATAAATATTCTCGTTGAGCTTAAGAACTGAGGCATGAGGCGTATACATCAGCAAAGAATAAGTAATCGCATTTAGCGGCTCACAGCACTTTTCCTTGTCGGGAGGCACAAGTTCTTTCTGTATACCTTGTTTCCAAATCAAATACCACTTCTTGTAGGTTGCACACGCCCCGGCTATCTGCTGTTCAAAACCTTGTGTTTTGCTTATAACCGTTCCGTCATCCCACATACCGCACCCGGTAGCACCGTTTAAGCGCCGTATATCCTGTGGAGGGTTAATAAACGGTTTTCCTAAGTCCTCAATCAATCCCTGTTCTCGCTGTAAGGTAACAACTATCATGCGTTGATTAATCCCAAATTGGGAACAGTAAGCATTTATTATATTCCCTGCCTGTTTTTCGTCCTCAGTCTTCCAGTCCTTAAGAAAGTTTTGTTTCTCAAAGAAGAAATGATTGACGTTAAAAGCAGGGTCAAATCCTATCATGGCCTCAGGCTTTAGTTTGGTCTTTACTTTTATCGCTGACATCTTTGTCCTCCTTCTTATCAGTAAGTATCCTGTTGGTAAGATACCCGCCTACGACACCTAGAATAACGGCAACGAAAGAGTAGTTATCAAGTTTCTCGAGCGCTCTAAGCAATACGGTTAAGTAAAGAACTTCCCGAACCATGTTAGCTCGTTTGCTACCGTAGGATATCTTCATGCCTTTCCTCCCCTCATCCAATGCTGTATAGCCTCCCATTGCCCTATCGCCAGTGTAGCAAGTCCGACAATGAAAGACCAAGCGAATAAGAGTATCTTCCACACCCAAGAAAGTGAGACCGCCATATCCTTAACTTGCTTAGTAATGCCTGACTCTGAGTCTTCCCCATAAAGAGTGAGGTTAATATCCGCTAGGTCCTTCTTGTTCTCTACGTTATCCGACTTAAGACCCGCAACGCCGTTACCGTAGACGGCGGTACGGACTTCGCTAAGCTCTTTCTTAATGGCTAATTCTCCCTCACAGTGCACTGCTAGAACTCTCTGTATTTCCACCGTGAGTCTGGTGTTCTCCTTTAAATCCTTTTGCATATCCTCTCGCCATTTCCTATCGAACTCCCGTCTCTCTTGGTCCACGAGTAAGCTCCTTATATCGTCATAGACACTATCGTTTTTACCCAGTCAATCTTCACCGAACCGTCTTTGCACTTTGTTCTTATAACCATTGGTAGTCTCCTTAAGTCTTAATTATAAAATTAACCTCTATGTTCTTCGGGCGATTTTCAGAAGCAGAGCGAGGTGTCCCATTAACACCATCAGTTGACGGGTTTCCTATTCCCTGTGTAACAGTTCCCGTTCCATCGTAGCCAGTCCATCCTATATAATTTGTTCCAGTTCCACCAGTATTTGGGGAGCGAATATCCTGTGAATGAAAATGCCCCTGAAATTGGTCATCTTGTTTACTACCAACACCGCTTGTTGCACCACCCGTCTTACTTGCCGTTCTTCCTATACTCTCGGTAACATTGTCAGTGAATATAGTGGATTGCCCTGCACCACGAGGAAACGCTCCCTTCATATCAGGGACATTGAAATGCGTTCCGTCAGCCGTTCCGAAAGCATTACCTATAATTGCATAGAGAGCCGCATAGTCAGCCCTTAAGTATGAAGCACCATCACAAAGTAGCCAACCAGTAGGAGCCGCAGCACCGCCATACATAATAATAGAACCCGATGGGTGTAAGATTGATACAGCACCACTGTTAATCATTGCATCTGTTATTTTTGTAGCACCTATAGCCGTTACACCTGCGTTACTTATTGTTACATCGCCACTTGGAGTAACAGCCGTTGCAACATTTGAAACATTACCAACGAATATCTTTCCGTCAGCAAGAGCAGAAGTTAACGCTGATACCCAAGATAAATTATCAGCACCATCGTTATATAACACACCGACAGCACCTGCGGGGTAGGGATGACCAGCCCAGTTACCCGCAGGTGCTGTCG